AAACAGTTTCCCAATTTAATCCGCCATCGGTACTGCTCATTACAGTGTGGGTATTTCCACCAATCATTCCCGAACTCACATTCACCACTCCAATAAGGTTGCCGTTAGGCAAAACTGTGACGGAAAATGACCCATTTCCGCTCGAAACAGTTTCCCAATTTAATCCGCCATCGGTACTGCTCATTACAGTGTGGGTATTTCCACCAATCATTCCCGAACTCACATTCACCACTCCAATAAGGTTGCCGTTAGGCAAAACTGTGACGGAAAAGGTGGTTCCTTCACCAAAAAGCATACCGAGATTTCTAATCTGAAACGGCAAAAGTGCATAATTAGGATAAACAATTGCATCGGATATATACGGAATACCGTTATGTCTTGCGACATCATTAGGATAATACACAAGTGTACCATCCCATCCACCACGCCAGCGCATAAAATTTGAAACATCTGGCACATCCTGCTTGATTGCAGAAATTGTTACGTTTTCTTCGGTACGATGAATATCTATGCCGTTTCCAGCATAAATGTTGTTAGGTCTTATTCCACCACCTTGCGGACCTTGTTCACCGCGCTCTCCTGTATCGCCTTGTTCACCGCGCTCTCCTGTATCGCCTTTCTTGCCTTGTCGAGACACATTGAAAATAACGGTCTCTGATCCGCTACTGTACGTAATAATTGTCCTTGTCCAAAGGAATGGGTTTGTATCTGTCGTTTCGGGAATAATATCGCTCCACTCGCCCGCTGGCTGGACCGTCCCACTTGATGAAATTTGATAATCAACTGACGAATCCGAAACACCAACACCATCAAAACCGCGTCTTGCGACCGAAAATACAGTTTCGAGCACAGTTCCATCAATAACTTCACGAATAAACTGCGTTCTTGTCCAAAGGAATGGATTTGTGTCTGTCGTTTCGGGAATAATATCGCTCCACTCGCCCGCTGGCGGAGTAGTGCCACTGTCGCCTATTTGATATGAAACATTAACGCCTATAATACCAAATCCATTCGCACCGCGCGCAACGAATCTTGTCCAAGCATTGGCATAGTTCGGTGGGTAAATTCCGATGTTATCGTCGATGATAGAGATGTATGCGTTACCGTCTTGACACATCACAAAATCGTTTTTCGCATACAAAGTATCGCCATCCCATACGCCGCGCGCATTGATGTTTGTTATGGCATTTTCGCCATCTCTTCCATCTCTGCCTTGATATGAAACACTGTCAAGAACCGTTGTCGAGCGGTCTGTGTACGTGATAATCAATCGCGACCAAAGAAACTGCCCTTGTGGTACGTTTGGAATTTCTGAAATCCACTCGCCAGCAGGTATAATAGTTCCACTTGAACTTACTTGCCACACTTGTACGGCTTTCAAAATGTTTTTTCCTGCCGTGCTTTCGCCTTCCATATTTGGAATGAACACCGAAAATCTATTGCTCGGATCAAATTCATTGAACACCATATTGTACGATGTACCGATCTTAGAAATCATATTCACGTTGCTATCCACGTATGTAACGTAGCAGGTTTCTGCATTCTCGCCAACAAGACCAACGGCAAGCGTGGCAACGCCACTTTTGAGTAGCCTAACAAGCGTATCGTGATTGATTTTTGAGCGCTCGCCGCGGAAATAAATAGGCAATGTGATCGCCCTATCTTGATACTTGATTTTTTGGTCAACAATCTGCTTTCCGTCCAAACCGTCGCTTTCGTTTGAAATAGGGTCTTTTGCTTGTGGTGGCGAAGTGAAAGATGCTAAACCACCTTCAATTTCGTGAGCATCCAACCATTCGTCGATAAATCTGCCGTTTATGATAATTCTTACTTTCATATTCTCAAGTGTTGTGTATCGGTTTTAATTTCTGCCAATGTTAAAGAAACTTCATCGAGTTTCTTTGTACTTTTGCTAATTATGGTTAGCAGTTTGATTTGCTGTTCACCCTGCTTGACCATTAGAGATATGCCGTGGCTTGCATCGCCCATAATTCCCGCGATAATTCCGTTTTTTTGCAATATCTCGCGCGTTGTGGAATCTATGTTCGCCGTAGTCATTTGAATCGCTGTAAAGCGACCTTCCAACGCATCGCCAGTTGCTTGCGATAAACTTTGCCATTTTCCAGCCGTTCCTTGAATATCGTCATTCCAAACATCTGTAAAGCCTCTATCGCGAGCTCGCTGTTGCCATTCTTTTGCAAAATTCGCGGCATTCTCAACGTCTTGTCCTATGCGGTCGAAAAATTGGTCAAGAATTTGCATCTGTCTATTTGCAACATCCTCTGGACTACCTGCATTAAATGACTTCTCTAAATCGCGTTGCAGTTGGTCAAAATGTGCCGCGAGGAATAGCTCGTGCATAAGTTGTTCGCCAAGCGCTTCGATAGCCCTTGAACCAACTCTTTGAAAATTTCGCCACTCGTCTGTTCCTGCTTGAATGCTGCTTGTTATGAGCGAAATCAAATCACCCGCAATAGAACCAAATGTCCCACGAAGTTTTTCGCGAACGGCCTCCATTGCCTCTTGATATCTTTCGTATAAATCAATGGCGTTCTGTATCTGCTTACGCTGTTCATCGGTTATTTGCTGATTTGTCTGCAAAAACGCTCTTGCCGCATCGGCATTGAACCCGCCATCTTTGAAAATCTCAGGAGCAAGATCAACCAGCCTTGAACTCTCTTGTGCTACGCGCCCAATACCAAGAAACCCATTTCTACCCTCACGAGTAATGATTGACATATTTTTTAGGCCGGTATTAATTTCCTTTGTAAACGCGCCTAAATTTCCAAAAAGACTACCAAAACCGCCAAGACTTCCAAGACCACCAAAAGAAATTGTAAAGTCTTCACCTCTGATGCGATCGTGTAATTTCTCAAGAGCCTTTCCAGCCTTTTCGTATGCATTTATTGCATTTTGAATGCTTCTTTCGCCGAAAACGTTATCGTTATTTTGAATAGCGAGATCTATGAGTTCAAGCGCTCTTGCATAATCCTCTGCACTTTCTCTCATTCTTCTCTGCTGCTCTGCGATATGCTGTGCTCTTCCGACGAGTTGATCAAATACAACCATTCCAGCACTTATCGCAGCACCTATCCAGCCGCCTTGCTTAAATCCTTGCGCGATGCTTGAAATACCACTGACAGCATTTTGTATTCCTTGCATACTTTGGGCCATTTGCATATTTCCAGTAGCATTTGCAAGTTCTTGAAGCCTTCCTGTAATTTCGCCCGTGATACCCAACACTTCTTTTGCACCGCTGACTAAGTTTTGGAATGCTTTTCTTCGCTCCGATTCTTCTTTGAGTCGAAGTGTTTCCCGCAACTCGTCGTTTGATTCTTCCTGCTGTCTTGTGGCAAGTCTTGCCGCGTTTCTAAACTGACGAATAGCATTAACAAACGAGCCACCTGCAAACCCGTTTCTGCGGTTAAGCTCTTCCATATTGGCGATAAGGCCGTCATAGATGGCTTTTATTTGCTGTGCATCGTTTCGTAGAGCGTTCAATTGCTCACTCGTAAATCCTTCCGGACGAATCATATTTGCACGTGCCTCTTCGCTTGCGTGTAAATACTCAAGTAATACCTGCGTATCGTCAATAACTTGTTGCAATGTCTGACGGCTTTTTCCGGACACATCCGAGAATAGGCGCATAAAAAGAGTGTTTGAGGTGTCGATTAGGCTCAACATCTCTTGCTCTATTTGCTTGATAGCATCCGATTCGGCTCTGTTCATTGTTTCAAGTCGCCCATCGAATTGACCTCTTGTTATCGAACCATTGTAAAGTTGCCTTTCGAGTAATTCTCTACGCTCTGCAAAATCTTCGGCAATAGTAAACTTTCGCTCCTCAAATGACTTGTATTGGTCTGTAAGGTGGCGATAAAGCCTTTCGGTATCTCGTTGCTCTTGCTCTCGCTGTTGCTGACGGCGTTTTTCAAATGCATCAATGACATCTTGTGGCATTTCTACGGCACTTCTGTCAAACGTTCTTTCGTCCCAGTCTCTGCCTGCGGCTTCAGCATCGGCTTGTGCTTGCAATTTGGCATTTTCGATTATTCTTTCGAGCAGATCCTCTTGCTGACGGTCGTATGCCAAAATTCTTTGCCTTGTGGAATGCTCTATTTGTGCAAGCTGTCTGTCCAAACCCTCTTCCATTGCTGAGATTGTACCTTCCTCAATGGACATTTGCAAATCCTCTGCAAAGCGAGCCATACTTCTCGCGTTTCTCTCAAGTTCTACCGTGAAATCTCTGCCCTCGCCACGGACTACTCCGCCAAGCTCCTCATAAGCCTTTCTTGCTCTATCAACGGCTTCTGCTGATGCGATAAACTGCTCTGCTGTGCCTTCGGCGCTTTCGCTTAGCCTATTGTGAGCATTATATAACTGCCTAAATTCACGGTACAACCTTACTCTTGCCTCTCGGAGTGTTTCGACGGCTTGCGTTTCGTTTACTAAATTACGGATACGTTCGCGCTCTGCTTCGTTTAGCTCTATTTGCTCGTTGTGCAATCGAAGCAGATGTTGCCTTTCTTGAATTTGCGTTCTTAATTCGCGAGCCCTATGCTGCGCAACCGAACTTTCAAACTGTGGGGCATTGATTGCGTATTCACGTTGCAGTTCTTTAAGCTCTTTTTCTAAATCAATCGTTCGCTGAGTTTCTGCATTGATTTCACGGCGTTCCAATGCTTCGCGTTGTAAAATACGAAGCTGTTCTTGAGACATGCCTCTTGCCTGCGTGAAAGACATATCGCCATAAACTTCTGGCATTGCCTCTTGAAGTCCTAAGAATGCCCTTGCTTGGTCGTCAATATGTGCTGTCGAGTCCGTGAGTTTTGCGATGTATTTGTCAAGAGAAAGTGTTAAATTCTCAAATATCTCGCGCTGCTCCAATCGAGAATTATTGTGCAATCTTGCTGCTCGTTCGGCGGCTGTTTCGGCGGTAACAAGTCGGAACATACGAATCGTCAGTGCTGCAATTCCAGCTGCGACCAACATCGGGATATTGGCTTTCATTGCAGTATTGATTTTACGCAATGTCATAAATAACCCTTGTTGCGCTCTTGTCAGAAGTATCGTTGCTGCGGTTGCTCTCGCTTTTGAAGCAGATAATTGCGTTCCTGCCGCTGCCGCCTTTTGCATTTCGATTCTTGCAAGTCTTGTGGCAACAGCACTGGCCGCCGTTGCTTTTGTGTTAAGCCTATGCATCACGGCAATACTCATAAGCGCTGCACGGTACGTGCCATAAGCAAGTGCTACCTGTGCCAAAATTCGCAAGATCCGTTCCCAATTCTCAACCAGATATGCCACACCTCTGACCGATGTAGATATCGCACCTTCGCTTCTTTGTCCAATCTCATTGAACATATCGGTAACAGCATTTTGTAAGCGTCCAAATTCTGCTGAAAGGTTGGACATTTGCCCGGCCATAACGCCATAAAATTTCCCGCCCTCGTCCGTTACGCTATTGATCACCATTTGCAGGTGTTCAAACCTTACGCTATTCTTGTCAACATAAACGCCCATTTGCCTAAGATGCTCAATAATTGGAAGTCCCATTCCGCCCAATCGCATCAAATCTCTCATTCCAACATCGTTCATCGAACGCGCACGGCCATATAAATCGACAAGATCCTGCAATGAGTTACCGGTTGCCGATGCAATGTTCGATAATCTGTCAATTGTTGGAATAACCGTTTCTATATCGCTACCAAACGCAAGAAGCTGCCTACTTGCCTGCGTAAGGTCTGAAAATCCAAATACATTGTTATTCGCGTAGATTTGAAGTTCGCGAATAAATTCTGATGCCTTTTCCCCGGACTGCAAAAAAGTGGCCATCGTGGTTTCGGCATCTTGAAATTCTGCTCTGACTCTTGCTATACTTCTCGCAAAAGTCATTAGTTGTCTACCGCCAAAATAAGCACCAAAAGCAAGAGCGCCTTTTCGGAACATGTTCTGCAACGATGCTCCCGTATGTCCTGCTTGCCCCTCAATGCCTTTCAAACCATCAACGGTTTGATTTAAGGCTTTGCGAAGTTGGCTATTATCGGCTGTAAATTTGTAATGAACAGACATTTTGTTTTATTGTTGTGCGGCTTTGGCAAACGAAAGTAAATCCTCAAAACTTTCCATTTTCCGTACTTTCTTGCCTTTACCTGTGCTTGTTTTTGTATTTTTCCCTTTGCTCTTACTTTTGCTCTCGCTCTCGTCACCTTTTCCGCTGTCGTAATCAACCCACGATTCATCGTGGCTCATCATCATTAGGTTCTGATAGGAGAGACCCCAAATTATATCATCATAACCCCATCCGTAATTTTTTGCAGTAACTTGAATAATGCTACCCCAAAGAGTACGACCGCCAACGGATTCATATTTGTTTTGCGTTTTACGCCTTTCCCAATCTTCTTCGATTTTGAAATGTTTAACAAAAAAGTCCGTTTTGCACTTTTCAAGTATTCCAAGCATTGCGTAGCAATACGTTTCAAGGGTGAAGTGCTTATAGATAATTTTACGTAACTTTTCAACATAATTTAGGTCGGTTATTTCTTGCTTTGTATCGCATACAGATAGTGCGATAATTTCGATAACGCTTTCAAGGTTGAACATCACAACTTCTGCAACATTTTCGGCCGTTATCGTCTTTATTTCGGGAACTGTTGCCGTTATTTGATAGCCTATTTCTGACAGTTTTTTTTGGATTAGCAAATAATGCCCAAGCGTTATTCGCTCGATGGTCAGTTTGTCAATCCATTTGATTAGCCCAAATAGATATCTTGCTGTGCATTCAAATATGAGCGGAGTGTCGCAGATAGCGTCAATGGCTAACCCCTGAACATCTAATTCAGAAGTTTTTTCCGCATTATCGTTTTCGAGATTAGCCATTGATTTGCTACGCTGTTACGCATCTTTACTTAAAGCATCGATACGTGTTTCGATTGCACTCACAACCGTTGGGCGCTTTCGTTCTCCGGACTCAAGCGTTAGGAGTTTTTCAAGTGCCGCAACATCTCCAAGAGAGCCAACTTGTGAAATCACTGCGTTTGCACTCTGCGACAAGTCGATGCTTGCACCTTCTGTGCCACTTCCGCCATCTCCAGGATCTGTTGGTGGATCTACCGTAGCGTCCGCAACTTTTCCAAATCCGAACAATCTGCCGTTTGGTGCTTTCATAAACGTGAACGCACAAACCATCGTCCAGCCTTGATCCTCTGCAAATGACAAAGAGGCTTTGACGCTTGTATTCGGCATAAGAAGAGTTTCAGAGCCTACAACTTTCGTTGCAAGTCCAATCGCAAACTTCTGGGTGGTCACGGTTGATTTAACCCAAAGAACGCCATTTTCGTCCTCTTCGGTATCCCAAAACTTATCCACATTCTCCTTATTGACACCGATAAGCGTTAGATTAAGGGTTAATGTGTCCTCTTGCGAGAGCTTGTCAAGAAGTGTTCCGCCTGTTCCGCGGAGTTGCAGAACTGTTCCGTCCTCCGTTTCAACCGAAACGGAATCTTCCAAAATAAAGCCCAAATCTATGAGCTCTTGTGGCATAAGACCTGTTGCGGCTGCGAGAGCAGCTTTCACGACTACTTCGCCCCACGCTGTTTTTACTAATGCTGACATTTTTCTATTGTTTTTAGTTGTTAAAAATTTGTTGTTGTTACCCGAATGAAAACTGTGCAAAAACTTGCGTCTATGCTGTTGTCAATAATCGGGTGAATGGTTGGTGTATCGGTTATTTCAAACCGATGGTCTCCGAATGACTTTTTGTTGAACAGTTCAATTGCCATCTTGATTAAGCAATCAAAACGCACTTCGTCGGGCATTGTGTCAATGTTTGGAACAAATAGTGTCAATTTCACAACATCAGTCTGAAATTGTGATGCTGGTCCGCCAACGAACGACAAAACGATATCCTCTTTCGACGGATCGTTCACTCTCTGAGTAGGGCGTTTCTTACGATACAATTCGCCACTGATTTCATCAAGCAGTTGCGATTGCTGTAAAGTCTGAACGACCAAACCAAGTATGTGTCCTTCTGTGTTCATTGTTAGATTTTGTACGTTTTTTTGTTTAATCTGCCAAGCAATTTTTTTAGTTGTGCTTCGCCTTGCAATTCAACGCCCATAATTACATCTCTTCCGGGCATTGCTTGAACGAATTTGGCGTATTCCATACCTGCGGCTTGTATCAATTCATAGTCGTTTTTACCGATAAGCGATTCGATATACTCTTTGCCAATCTGCGCTCCTTCTGCTCCAACTTCTTGTGTTGTGCTACTTGCAATGGCTTGAAATGAACTTGCTTGAACTATTTCGCTGTTTCTTGTAACGATGTAGCCAATACTCGAACGCAAATTTGATGTTTGGTCCTCGTAAGACTGTCCGGCCGGTAAAGACCTTGCAATTTCAGTCATTTTCTCGCCAACGTAGAAAAATACCTTGATAATATCAATGTCCATCTTTACGGCCATCTTTTCAATTTTTTTGATGACCTTCTCCGTATTTGATGTTATTGCTTTTGCCATTGTGATAATTCTACTTTGAAGTTTTGAGTGAGTTTCATTGGTGTGATGCTTGTTACAAAGAACTCGCCAACCTGCCCTGAAATATCGTGCGTGATACGGCACTTTTCGGCTGACTTATCAAAGTCTGTCGAGATGCTGACAAGAACTGTGAATCGCAAGCCTTCGTATTTTCCGCCCTCTGTATTCAGTCGGTTGTCGTTCTTTCGTTCCTTGATATTGCAACGCACTGGCTCAGAGAAGATGTAAGACGATTGTATGGGGCGACGCTGATCGTCGTATCCGCCGTCTTGCTTTTTTCCAAATTCTATCGTGCCGTTTGAATACGTCATAGGTATCTTACCCTTCCAAATGCTGATTCTTCGCCACGCAACGCTTTTGCTTTGCTTGCAAAATTCGCCTTGTCTTTATCCGAAAGGCTGAACGATACGCCGTTTTCCGAAATGTTTGGTGCTTTCGATAGAAATTCATAAACGTCGGATTTCAGCAGGCGATACGCTCTTGTTTTTGCAAGTTCAGTATCGAAACTATCATCAAGTTTAATACCCCGTTCAACCGACACAGTCTGTAAAAACTGTGCCGGTACGGGATAATTACTCAATGATTGAAGTGCTACAAGGACTGTCATCGGATTTTTTGCTTTTACTCGGGTGGAGAAGTTAGCGCAATGATACGTGCATCGATAGCATTAACTACACCTACACGGTTACCACCACTGGCTTCCAATGTGCGAAGTTTATTCAACTCCTCAACACTTTCAAGCAAATTAACCTGCGAAGCTATTGCACCTACATTCTGCGACAAATCAATGCTTGCACCTAATTGCTGCAATACGTTCGAGTTGCCCGCTTGCGTTACGATGATAGTGAGGTTTCTACCGTCAATATCCGTCACGGTGATAGTGCCTTGTCTTTGAGGAGCGTTGTCCGCATTGTTCGCGCTAACAGTAACGTGAACTTCCTTTCCAGATGTAGTTGCTCGAATGAAACGATCATTGCTCTTTACAGAAATCATATCGGCTTCTGTGAGAATGGTCACAACTTGCGGATTGCTCTTGAGGTCGTCTGTAGCTTCAAAAGTCAAAGACGTTTCGTCGGCAGATATTTCGCCTTGCTTTGAGTTATCAAGCAAGTAAATGTCGTTCACACCGTCGATAACCGGAATAATCTGTGCTTGCGACGCTGTAAATTCTCTGAGCGGATCGGTCTTTGAATACTTGAATACAAGCGTGTACGGATTTGGTTTTTCGTAGATAACGCCTGGAACATTTGAGGTCTCCTCAGCCGTTTCGGTATAAACCAATCGTCCAACATCTTCCGACGGCAAGAACACAACGCTTGACTCTTCCCAAGGTCTGATAGTGGAGTATTGACCATTTTGTTCGATACGAATGGTGCGATCAACTACAATGATTGTAACGCCAAGCTCGCTTGCAACTCTGTCAATCATTTCCTGCCTGTTTGGCGTAGGAATATGTTTTGGGTCCTTTACAACAATCGTGTTGCCAAGTAACCTTGCTTCTTCAGAGTTTCTCATCAAGTTGAACGAACGCAAACTCATCATAACGTGAGTAAGGGCAGGGGAGCCATTGTCGGAAGCACGGCTGATTACTCGTTGCATATCCGAAATCGGCTTGAAACCTTGTTCACCCCACTTAACGGCAGAGCCAAACTTGTTTTCAGCAAGATACCCGTACTCAACGCGAACACCGGTTTTACTATCACCTTCTGCACCTGCTACCATTGTGTAGCCTTTTGATAGTGCTTCGAGCGACATCCTTTCAACCTGCTCTTTAATCGCGGGAATTACCTTGCCTGCATCGACAAGCAATCTTCCTGCAAGTTGTGCTTCTGTAAGACCGCGACCCGTAGAGGCTACTGCTTCGAGTTTCTTTAACTCTTGATAATCTGATTCTCGCATTGCAACTTTCATTCCAAGCTTTGGAATATCGCCACTTGCTTTGCCCATAGATGGTCGCCTTTTGAGCGGTAACGAACTATCAAGTGCCACAATATCCGCAGCAACGATTGAATTGTTGAAGCGTGATGATCCCCACTGCATCGTTGGAGAGTAATCCAATCGAAACATTCGTTCGTGGAGATATGTGAGTTGCTTTTTTGAGTCATTTGTGAACTCGTAAAACGTTTTCACGAACCCAGAAAAGAACTTCACAACTAATTTTTGAAATAATGAAACATTCATGATGTGTGATTTTTTTAGGTTAAGCAAATTTGATCGTTACTAACGATTCTTTGATTTCGTCTGTTACTGGAACAGGTAGCGCTGCTTCATTGACTTGACCTATTGTCAAAATTGCCGCTTGTGGGCGAGATTTGAGAATTGTTCTTTTCAGAATCCCAAAGCTTGTTTCGCCACTTTGATTCACATACGCTCCATCAGTAACTTTTTTTGGTGCATAGTCGCCATTCGCTAACTTAACGATGACACGCCCACCTTCGATGATTTTCTCGTCGTCAGATAAGTTTGAAACATCAAGGGTTGCACCGCCGGGAAGATCCGCAACTTCGTGTTGGATAATGATGCTATCCTTATTGGTTGTAATCTCCAACGGCTCGTTGTTTAATTTTGCTTCTTGAGACATTGTTTTTGTTTTTTTTTGGTTAATAATTACACGCCTGCCGCCTCTCGAGCCGCTTTAAGCTCGTCATCGGTGGCCGCTGTTGGATTTGGATCGCCACTTCCCGATCCAGGAGGAGTTACACGAACGCCAGAAGCCTTCAATTCTTTCAAGGTTTCCTCAACATCTCCTTTAACCTCTTCCATAAATGCCGTGAAATCGTCGTCTGTCTTTGATGACAAATCAATGCGATTGTACGGCTTTTGAAGATTCTCTGGGAGTGTTTTGATTAGTTCGTTCAAAACCTGTTTTCTTGACCCAACAACCTTTTCAGATTGAAGTTTGGAAAGTTCATTTTTCAATTCTTTGTTTGATTCAAGAATTGACTTTGCCCATTCCGGTACTTCACCGTCTTCGGTTTTTGTTTCGGTTGTTTTTGGTGGTTGCGTAGGGCCGCCCCCTTTTTCTTGCAGCTCTTTTAGCTTTCTTTCCGCCTCCGCTTTCGCGTTGCGATGAGTGTCTAACTCGGGCTGAAATGCTTTCAAAAGTCCTTCGACACCAGCAACAGCCGTTTCGACTTGACTTTCTTCTGTAACTTGTGGCTCAAGCGTTTTTGCCATAGCCACCAAAATTGCTAAACTTAACCCCAATGATGAGTATTTGGTTTTAAGTGATTTTAGAATAGTTTCGTACATTTGTTTTTCGTTTTTTTGTGTTTATACTATCAGGCTACAAAGATAGCACCGTAATTTCAAATAAAGCCGAAAATGTCAAAAACTCACCCGACGAGTTTTTGACATAAAAAAATGAGTTTTTGACATTTTTTGACAAAAGTTTGGAAAATTGAAAAGTTTTTTGTATTTTTGCGAAAAATTGATGAGTAATGATACCTGAAGTCTTTATATGTGGAAAATGCAAACATTTTTTTGCTAACATTGTTGGCGAATCACGATTTGGTTGCAGAGCGTTTCCTGATGAAATACCAGACGGTATAGGTGGTATTAACTCTCACAACGAGGTTATTGAAGGTCAAGTAGGAGACTTTGTTTTTGCTCCAATACAATTAGAAGATTAGGTTATCTTCTTCTAAAATGCCTATCAAATAGATTTCCAACAAGTTTTGCGTACTTACTCGGATTTCTTGAGTTTTTGTATTCTTGGAATGCTTCTGCAAGAAATTCGTTAATGTTTGTGCTTGCATATGTTCCCAAAAATATCTTTTCAAGCCCAACAGGATCTGTGCTTAACGATGATATTTCATTAAGATAATCTGTTGCTACACTCCTTAATTCCTTAAAGAAATCAATCGTATTTGGATTAGACATGTCTCCTTTTATTGATGCAACAAGGTGTGCAAATTCATGGACGAGTGTGGAAATTTGCTTTTTATCGTTATCACAACGTGAAAAAAAACTTGCGACGTCCTCAAATCTACCATCTTTTAATTTTGCTCTAACATTTACGTGTTTGTTTCCGTATATCTTTTTCTTTGTTATTTTATCTTTGGTTACAGATTGAGATACTTGCCCGTTCAATCCTCTAAGTGGCTTTGTGTAAAATACTGCTAACTTTTGCTGTCCAAGATTGTACTCCTTGTTCAACGCAACAAATTCTTTTGCATAAAGTTTTGCTGTTTCAACAGAAATACCATCTGCTTCGTGCATACTAACCCTAACGTCATATCCGAGTACCTCTTTAAGTTCTTTTGTAAATTCTATCTCAATATCTCTTATAGTGGTAAGCGAGTCAATCCTATCCTCATATTCGTTACTTGCCTTTTGAAATAGCACATCATCGAACAGTTTCATTTGGCGAGGATCCGCACCGTCTGCAAGGCTTGGGGCTACGTATTTTTGATTATCTCGAAGGAAATAGGGTAGGGACTTCGCACTTTCGATTCTGTCCGTATTCTGACCTACCCAATCCTTAAAGTGTGCCGGAACATCCTTTACTTCATTGCTTGGTCGAATTTCACGGTCTTCCATCATCGCATCCATAAACTCGTCTTGGTCCGCAAGTATTGGTGTGGCGATACATCGGCATTGCGGGTGCCATCCCGAGAATTTGAAGTCTTTCGGATATTCACCAGATAGCCCATCACAAATTTCAACCTTTCCTGGGTTTTGCTCTTCCCATATCTTGAGCCATTGCCAATGCGTGTTTGACACGCTAATTCGAATACCAACGACAAAATCCATTTCCTGCCAACGCTCATAATCGGCCTCACGATACGCATTGTTCGTTTCTGTGATTGCTACACGCTTGGCATTCTGATACGATGAGCGATATATTCCACGCCCGGGGTTATACTCTCTCGCAGGTCTTGACAAAACCAAATTCCCATTCTCGTCACGAACACGGCGAAATAGTTTGTCGGGGTGGTCAAGATTTTGCCGAATGTGCTGAGAAATCTGTTGTGCGGACTTTCCGTCTGCAATGCCTTCGGCAAGCGACCATTCAACATTTTGCTTATACTGTTCTGAACTTCGCCAAATTCTGTCCGACAGCGTAACACCGCCTGCGTCTTTTCGCTTGATAAATTGCTTTACTGCACTATTATTGTAATTGAGATATTGATTGGCTACTGTAGAATTTCGGATGAAGTTTCTAACCATTTGGTCGTTCTTTTGGTTAGATGTTCGCCACGAATGCTCAATACTTGACGTTATTTGCCTTTCGACCCTTTCGCCAAGCTCTCTGCTAAGTTGATCAACCTTGCGTTGTATTCTCGGATGCTGGCTAAGCTTGAACTCGGTATTGGGATTAACTCCGCTAAGGTCAAGCTTGCCAATTTCACGAGTGATATCCTCGTATATCCGTTTTATTCGCTTTTGGACGGATTCAACGCCTTTTCTATGTAACTTATCAAAGTCTGTCATTGCTATTTTTAGAATGCTGGCTCAATGGCGTCTTGATGCGATTCTTGGTGTAATTCTTTCAAGATTGATTTGGCTTTTTCTGTGCCGTGCAACTGTCGGACTGCTTCGGCTTGAGATGTAACGGCTTTTCCGCCTGTTTGCTGACTTAGCATCTGCGACTCTCTCATCATATCGCTCACATCAAACGGAACAATCTCGCTTTTAACAACGAGAGCGTCAACATCTTTTGAATTGCTGAACATTGCTTTGACAAATTCCTTGATAACGCTTATCTCTCTGTCAAAAAACTCCTCAAGATTTCCTGCCTCAAAGCGGACTTTCATTTGTGCGTCTTGAAGTGCTATACGCATAGTTTCTGTGCTGACACCCGACACAGCTTCAAACGATAAGTCTGGAATTTGCAAAACACGATGTTGTTCTTTTTTGAGTGTTTCAACCGCAAAGCGAGAGGCTTCGACACTACCTTGCCACTCGACAACCTTCAAATCGCTACCCTCTGATAAGATCCAGTCTTTGCTCAGTTTTGGTGGTTTCTTTTTCCCGCCTTTTTTTTGCCTATTGTCAATCTCGTATTCTTGATTGGCATTATCTTTGTTGGCGTCTGCAATGATTTGTCCTGCTGTTTCAGCATCTGTAGTAAGCACTTTGTTTGGCACAGAGTTGTGTCGAATATAATTCCCGTTTCGTGATAATATCCACTCTTTTTCGTAAGTTATTGACGAAGTTTCCTCCCAAACAGGATATTCTCGCCACGAATAGATAACAGGAATTTTTTCGATATCCAAATTTCGTCTGCTTGTATCGTCCTCTTCCCACTCTCCGTCCTTTTTCACGTAAAAGATAGCGCTGTTTTCTGCATAAAAATCCAAGCGCTCAATCTCTTTTGTGCCCGATTTCTTTTTGTACTCAACGCCAAATCCAACCATATCATCGTAATCGTCAAATATCGGATAAAGCACGTGTCCAAGCATTGGACTGTAAGTTCTGCACTTGATTTTGTTCTTGCTCTTAACGCCTGCATATTCAGTATCGCACTCATAAGCATACCACACAGTCGCTATTTCGCAAAACGAAAATAATTGATTGATGCGTTTGATATTCAAACTGTTTATCCTGTTGTTTTCAAGGATAGCTTCAATTACATTTGCAATTTGCGTTTTACCTTCGTCTTCACTGCCATCTTCTTTCTTGGTGTTGTAACTCCTATAAACGGGCGTTCCGACACACATACTTGTCGCACGCTTAGCAAACAACTTTTGGTCGGGAATGACAATTCGCGTCATTTTTTCTTCACCTTCGATATCGTCAGGGTACAAAGCCTGGTCCATAACAGGGTGTTCATTGCCGTTATATTCCTTTTTTATATCTTCCGGCTTAGGAACATTGAACGGTCTGTGAGTACGAATTTCTGTTACTGCGTCTTTTGGCTCTAATTTCAAGATTTCTTCGATTGTTTTCATGATATTTTATTGTTTATGCGTATGGGAATGATTTTTTTTGATATTCAAAGTAGGATCGCATCAAAAATAAGTCTCGCCAATCCGGGGAATGGCCAATGTCTTGTTTGATCAACTCTTTTGGCTTTATTTTTAGTTTTCCGTCCGAATCTACATCGTAAGTTTGGAGTTGCTGCAATTCATTCGTGATACACTCCTTGTCCTCTTGGCTCAAATCGCAGTCAATGCTCATTTCTGCGCTGTTGATTTTTTCAGCAAGTTTGTAACCACATTGCGATTGCAGATTTTGATAATTTTCGCCATCGAAAGGACGACCGTTATTCGTGAAACCGATAATTCCGCAGTTATCGACAACTCCACCACCTACGCCATCCTCGTCCGCGATTGACTGTTTCTTGCCAATGCGATACTTTTGCCGTAGATGTGTAATTGCTTGCTGTATCTGAGTTGTTTTGCTGACATCGAAAGAAATATGTTCAATAACAGACCAGTTGTCCCAAACTGCAATTCGTGCCTTGTCGGACCCGAAACGTGCGATGTCAGCGGTAAGAAACATTTCGCCTGTTCTCTTTGCCAAATCGTTTTTGAATATGGCTTGGATTGCATCATAGTCGCACATTGCATTTGGGTTGTCATCGTAATCCCAATTTCCTTTTAGCAGTCGTTCCTTTCTCGTTTTATCGGCTGTTGATTCAAGAATTTTGATATAATCTTTTTCAACGAATGGATTATCTTGTATCAAACATGACAAAAAAATCATATTTTCTGAAAGTGTGCCATCTTTGCTCGGCTTGTAAAACTCGCTATAAAGCCAATTCTTTTTCGGATTGCAGGTTATGAAAATCTTTCCGATCAGTCCGTATTTATCATTTAGATGCCTTCCGATGCGTGTTTTTAGAGTATCGTATGCCCCAAAGTTAACCTCGCCACCTTCCTCAATCCAACCGCCTGTAAATTCCGACGATCCGTAGCGCTCATAAAATGGATCTGACGGTTTATATTCAAGATCGAGAAGTTGAATGCGGCTTCCGTTAAAAAACTCTATGTAGTTATCTGTGCCATGATATTTGTAATGCAGCCCATTGATCAAGCCGTACGTTCCACTCGTTTTGTAAAATGTAACCAACGTAGAATCTCGTAAACTTTTAAGAGTGTTCCTGCCAATAAACCACCTCGTGCCAGGATACACCAAACTTTTGAAAGTTAAATCTACGCTCCCTGTCCAAGTCTTCGCACCACCAGCAGCACCGCCATACAGAATAGCCGTGTGCCTATTATCGTTTAGAATAACAAGTGCCTGGGCCTGCTTCTTATGGTCTTTTCCATCTCGTTTCGTGATAAAATCATAATTACCACGCCGATATAACTCCATTTTTGAAGCAAGCAGTTCAGGTACGCTTACGCTATGTTTATTTACTCTCATCATCTTTTACAGATGCTTTTTCGTGTAACGAGTGATAAATTACCAATTCCTCATCAGTCAGCTTTCTGAGGTCTGTTTTTTGTATTAGGTCTTTGCCATCTGCGCCAGTTATCTCTTGACGTTCGGAGTATCCATGATTTTTACCCTTTGTTCGCAAGTAAAACATAACGGCATCCAACTGCGTGCGTGGTATTCTATCGTTTTCAATAGTGTTGAGCAATTTTTCCTCAATAAGTCCAATCTGGTAAATCTCAACCTCTTTACACGCATCCCTAAACTCTTCGTCTTCGGCAACCCACTTGTAATAGGTCGTGTGAGATATGCCTACGCGGGAACACGCTGTTGTAATTATGCCCCTTGTTAATTTCAACTCCTCCAATAAACGCTTTTTTGTATCTGCAATACGCTTTGAAACAGTCTTTGTACACCTTTTTGCCTTCGCCTCATTGTTTCGCGTGCGCGTGCGCGCGAGAGTGTCAGAGTTATCAGCCTTTTTTTTGGCTGTCTTTTTTTTAACAACCTCTGTTTTAGCACCTTTTGTATTTTTACTTGCTGTTTTCATTTTATGTGTTATTCCATTTTCGAGGTTCAATGTTTGTTAGGGTAAATATGATAGCTTGTGGAGATGGTGGAACGTGTTTTTTGGTTTCTATAACCTCTTTGATTACTCCTTTTGATGAATTTTCTTCGTTTTTACAGAGAACAGCAACCGTTTTTGTTTCTTTATAGCTGTATCCTTGTATTAGTTTTAATAGTGATGCTTCAGCCTCTTTTTTTAAGAGTCTCTTTTGCTCAGCATCTGCTTTGGCAATCGTCGTATCATATTTCCCTTTTCGTCGCATTACTTTTTGATTAAATTCAAAAACTCCTCCCGAATTTCTTTCTGAGTATGAAAAACTCCACGCACTCCGGAGGTGATCATTACGCTTTGCTGTTTCTTAACGCCTCGTGCTGTCATACAGAGATGCTGTGCTTCACATACGACCATACAGCCTTGTGCATCGATGTACTGCATAATATCGTCGGCAATCTGCCCTGTCATTCTCTCTTGAATTTGCAAGCGGCGTGCATACACTTCAACCAAGCGAGCGAGTTTTGAAACTCCGACAACTTTTCCTCTTGGAATGTAGCCTATGGAAATTTTCCCGGTAAACGGCAAGAAGTGATGTTCGCACATTGAATGAAATTCGATATCTTTGAGTATGACCATTTCATTGCACGAGCCTTCCGTGAATGTTGTCGTTAGAATGTCCTTTGCGTTTTGCTTGTAGCCGGCAAACAGTTTGTCCCAACTCTTTCGCATTCGCTTTGGTGTTTCTTTCAGACCTTCGCGTTGCGGATCGTCGCCAATGTATGCAAGAATGTCCTTTATTGAATTTTCAATAACTTGTGCATTTGTGTCGATAGTTTCCATTGTGGATTCTCTTTTATGAATTGAATTGTTTCGTGAATGTTTTCCCCGGACATTGGTTGCAGGAACTTGTGCTTTGCTTGAATGTCCATTTCGTATTCAAGCACCTTTTGAACATCTCCGTCGAACACAATTTTGAGTTCGTGGGCCTTTTTGATTTTGATGTCGCCATTCTTTGGCGATACCGTAATCCAGTCCAAGTTTGCAAACTGCATTTTACTGTCAAGTCCAATTCCGACTGTTCCGTTTGTTTCTACGTGTACTTTTCGTCCACCGCGTTTCAATGCTTTGACAAGCTCAAAATCGGCTTGCAGTAGTGGCTCGCCACCGGTTAGAATGACAATAGGGGACTGGTACTGTTTGATTTTTGCCAAGATGTCCGATATGGACAAGTTGTGATGCACTTCCTCGTGCTTCGTGTCGCAAAAGTCGCACGTCAAGTTACAGCCTGCAAAGCGAATGAATACCGCTGGTGTACCGGTGTGGTAACCCTCGCCTTGAATGGAGTAAAAGATTTCGTTGATTCTGTATTTTTTCATTTTTCTGATTATATGTGTCTGTATGCTGCGCCTATTACACCACCTTCTTTATCACAAATCGTGATTTTCTCTGACATTTCGTACGATGCGAACGAGCCTTCGCATTCCTCAACTTCCACTTTGTAACATTTTGCACCTGGGTTTAGCTTGTCGAGTAG